GTTCTTGCTGATCTTGTAGTAGCTGCACGCGGTCTTGAACTTGGCTTCGGTGATCGATCCGACCTTCTGGGCGCCCGGATCGATCTCGCTATGACGTCCGCGAACCACGACTTCCCAGCCGTCGTAGGTTCCGGTCGCATCGTTCTGGTAAGCCCCGACGAACCGGAGTTGGACGCCGTCAACGGTGGGCGCGCCGTAGGCCCTGAAGGCGGTTTCCAGAAGCTCAGCGGCGGTCCATTCGAACTCGATCGGCTCTTGACCCAGGTCGATCTTGATCGCACCGGCCATGCCGCCGCCGCGATAGTCTTCCATCACGCGGGCGAGCTTGGGGATCGTCACTTCCGGGACCTTGCCGGCCCAGCTCTCGCCTTCGCCGAAAAGGGTCATGTTCTTGAGGGTAGCGGGCAGTTGCGCCACGGGGTGGCTCCTTGTGTGAGGTTGGAAGATGGGCGTCTAGACGCGGCGGCGATCAGGTCGGCGTCAGGCCGGCGAAGAAGGTCAGCGTCTTGCGCTGGATGACGGTGAGGTCTTCGAGCGGCGGGGTGTCGGTGTATTCGAACTCAATCTTGAGCTTGCCCGCGTTCAGATCGGCGGCGGGGTTGGCGTCGCTCGTCGCTCGCGCCTCAGCGCCCAGGATGTAGCCGGCGGCCGTCATGGCCCGGAACTTGGCGTTGATGGTCTCGACGATGTCGCGGATGAGGCCGCGCGTGATCGGCTTGTCGATCGCCCAATCGAGCCCGTCCTGAATGGTGTCCATGAGGACATGGGCCGTCCGCGTCGAGGTCTCGAAGACGAAGTTGGCGTCTTCGGAGCAAGTGCGCGAGCCCCAGAAGCGGTAGCCCTGGCGACGATGGCAGATGGTCACGCCCATTTCGTTCAAGAGCTGGGCTTCGACTTCGGTGACCGGCGCGGTGACGCCCGTCACGCCCTTGACCGCGACGTTGCTGAGGCTCTTGTTCCAGCCTTGGGTGTTGTCGATCGCCGCGCGAAGGCCAAGGGCCACGGCCGCCGCCGGCCACACCGTCTCGCCCGATTTCCAATCTCCGTAGAGGAGCATCAGCTCGCGACCGCTGAACTCGTCGCGGTAGTCGCTCATGTCCGCGACAAGCTCGACCTCGATCGAGGTCCCCGCGTAGCCCGACGCTCGGAGCGCCGGAAGGATCGTCTCGATCTTGGTCGCGACAGGCTGGGTCTCCAGGCCAGGCGCGCCGATGATGCGCGGCTTGACGCCCAGGTCCGCCTCAGCCGCCAAGAGGGCTTCGAGAGCGGCGAGGACATTGGCTTCGGTCGCGGGGGCGTCAACGCCGATCGCGGCGCGGACCACGACGAGGACGGGGGTGGCCTGGGCGGCGATGGCCTCCAAGACGGTCTTCAGAAGGCCAGTCCCGGCCTTGGTGATCGCCGTGGCGATGTCAGTGACCAGCACGCGCTCACCCGGCGGGAAGGCGACGGCGTCGGCGTCGGCGGAGGTACTGACCAGACCGATCACAGACGTCGAGGCCGTGGTCAGGCTGCGAACGCCATCGGTGGCTTCGACGTTGCGAACGCCGTGGTTGTAGGTGTCGGGCATAGGGCTTCAGGCTCCGGAAGAAAGGGAAGACAGGGGAAGGGTGAGGCTCTGGGCGCCCTGATCGGTTTGATCGAGGCGCGTGTACTCAAGGGAGAGCGCGAACCGGCCGGCGGCGTCGGTCGAGGTCAGGGTCACGCGCGAAAGCCGGATGCGCGGCTCCCAACGCGCCAGGGCGGCGGCGGTCGCCGCGTAGATGGCCTGGCGCGTGGCGGGGTTCATGGGTTGATCGATCAAGGCCGGAAGGTCTGAGCCGTAGTCACGGCGCATGACGCGCGATCCGATCGGCGTGGTCAGAATGTCGGCTATCGACTGGCGAAGGTGATCGTCGCCGTCGAGGCTCGCTCCGGTTTGAGCGCTCATGCCCCTCATTGCGGGTCGCCCGAAAGATCAAGGCCGGCTTTGACGCCCGTGGTTTTGTGGTTGCGGAGCGAGATCGGCCCGGCCTTCACATCGCCATCCGCCTCGACGTCGCCGCCGATCGTCGCGCCGCCCGTCACGCTCAGATCGCCAGTGATGGCCACATCGCCCGTAAGCTCGAAGCCGCCGGGCGCGGCCATGATCACCTTGCCGCCAGCGCAGAGCGCCACGGTGAGGGCGTGCGAGGCCAGGGCGTAGCTGATCACCGAACCGTCGTCAGCGGCGATGACCAGGGCGTCTTCGTCGGAGGGCGCGGGATGCGCGTTGCTGGTCAAGCTGGCCACGATCACCGCTTGAGCGCTGTCACCTTCAGGCGAAAGGACGATGACCTGTTCACCCTCAGACGGCGGCGACCAAATCCGAAAGGCCCCCATGCGGACGCTCGCCCAGCGCACGCCGGGAAGGAGAAGTTCTCCGAACTCGACGACACAGGTCCGCGCGCTCAGGTCGCGCGACAGAACGCGGCCCTTGCGGACCACGTCGCGAAGATCGGCGGAGGTTTCGAGTTCAGAGGCCATTGTGCGCCAGGGTGCGCGCATTCGCGCGCGAGGCGCGACAAGGGTCTGTTGTGACCGGATCGCCTGACAACAAGGCCTTGGTCCGGTCGACCATAGTCGTCGGCGTCTAGGTCGGCCGCCACAGACGCCGGCGACTATAGACGCCCGCGTCTATGGCCGATTCCGCCATAGATGCGGGCGTCTAGTCTGCAGCTTTACGAGACTTGGCCAGTGAGGATTTCAGCGGCGCGGGCTTCGGTGATCAGGCCTTGGGCGGCGAGGTAGTTGATCGCCGCGATATTGGCCTGAAGGCTGAGGTTGACCGCCTTGGTGGCTGGGTGATCCAGGCGCTGTAGCAAGACCTTCACGCCTGGGTCTTGACTGGCGCGGATCGAAGTTTCCTCGCCGATCGTGAACAGCATGAAGAAGGTCGGGACGTCGACCACAATGTCAGCCGGTGGCGGAGCTGGCGGATGTTCCCAAGAGCCATCTTGGTTCCTTACCGATCCGACCTTTGCTTCAGGCGGAACGGGCGTCCATACCGCTCTGACGCTCTCGTCCGTCGCTTCGAAAGCGGCTTGGTTGTTAAGCGCCAGGACGGTTCCAGCGCGGAGATAGCCGTATAGCTGTGACATGATTTGATCCGATCTCAGAGGTCGTAGAGGTGTCCGACGATCGAGACCGCCAGAGTGTCCGACGTTGAGTCCACGCTTACGACTTCGCCTGCCGTCGCCGTCAAAGGCTTGACTTCTGGCGTCCCGAAGCCGGTCGGAGGTGTCCCGTTTTCGTAGTGCGCCATAAAGGCGATATCGACACCATCGATCCGCAACAGGATGCGGGATGCCCCCGTAACGTAGTTGAACACCTGAGGCAGGAAGGCAGCGAAAACAGCGCGTTTTCCGGCCGGGATCGTGAAGCTAGATATTCTGGTGATCTTCGCTCGAAACGGTGTGATGGCCATTACATCATGCCTTGGAAAAAGGTTTCAGGGGTCTCGGAGATGAACTGATTGATCATCGCCTTTACGCCCGCTGGCGTGGCGATGAGGTTCTCGGATGTCCCCGCAAGGTGCTCTTCGATGCTCGCGGAGCCCTTGCGCCAGCCGTCGCCGGTCTTGCGCCAGATTAGTCCGGTGTCAGCCGCGAGAACGTGCGCGCCGACAGGTGGCGTAATCGCAACCCACCCGTTGGCGACCTCGTCCCACGACACGACGCGTCCATCTTGGCCCGCCCATGCGCCCGTCGCGTCGTCTGGTACTAGAAACGCCTCGCGCCAACCGACGCCTTCAGGCGGCGGAGCCGTGGTGGTGGCGCTGGAGACGGCGGCGAAGTGACGAAGTCTCTCGCCGACCAGTATCGCGCCCTCCGCCGTGGCCAGGAGGTCGCCGGAAGGGGGCGCATAGTGCTCGGCCAAGCTCGCGGCGACCTCTCGCCAGCCGCCGCTTGAACGCCTCCACAGTCGATTAGTGTCGGCGGCCACGGCAAGGCTTGCTTGGCGAGGTTCATAGAAAATCCATCCGGCCGGTTCGTTATCGCTCCACACCGCGATCTTGCCGGCCTTTCCGGCCCACGCGCCCGCCGCATCGACAGGGATAAGGTAGGCGTCGCGGTGCGCCGGGGCGGCCGGCGGAGCTAGAGTGGTCGCACTCACCAAGGCCGTCGCATCGCGCGTGGTCTCGATCACGTGGATCAAGCCAGCCGGGGTGACGAGCAAGGTGTTTGATCCGCCCGCCAGATGCTCCTCAAGATTGGCCGCCACCGTCCGCCAACCCCCAGCCGTATTCTTCCAGATCGCGGCCGTGTCGGCGGCCATGGCTAGCGTCGCAGCGGGGGGATCATGATAGACCCAGGCGGTCGGGGCGTTATCGCTCCACACCGCGATCTTGCCGGCCTTTCCGGCCCATAGTCCCGCCGCATCCACGGGGATCAGGTAGGCGTCGCGATGCGCGGGTTCCGCAGGGGGCGCGAGAGTGGTCGCGCTCTTCAGCGCGACCATCGCGCGGTTGGCGTCGAAGAACTCACGCACGCCCTTGGCGGTTGCGATTAGCTCTTCGTCAAGACCCGTGATCGCTTCCTCAGTCGTGGCCCCCAAGGTCCGCCAGCCCGCCGACGACAGGCGCATAACGCGTCCCGTGCTTCCGATCGTCGCTAGGGCGCCTACGCGCGGCGCGATGAACTGCCAACCTTCGAAAGCGCCGCGCCAGAGGGCGATTTTCCCTGCCATACCGGCCCACAGGCCCGTCGCCGCATCCGGAACAAGATATTGTTCGCCATCCGCCGGAGCGCCTGGCGGCGCGGTGATCGTGGCGCTGATCACGGCGAAGTAATCCGCCGCCGCACGAACCCAATCGCGGGTCGCGTAGAAGTCTCCGGACGTCTCGCTGATCGTCACATCGGCGTCGGTGGAAACCGCCAGATCGACACTGATCTCAAGATCGTAGCTCGCCCCCTCCGCGATGGTGGGCTTGTAGGCAGGCGGATAACCGCCGATCGCCACCAGCTCGCCGGCCGCGTCGAAGAGCCCGACCTCGCGGACCCAGAAGCCGCCTTCATCGGCCGGGACGATGCCAGCGATCCGGACAAGGCTGGGGGTATCCACATCGCGCGCGACCGTCTCGACCGGCACGCGGGCGCGTTCGTTGACCAGATCGGTCTCATCGCCCGTTGGGTCGTAAGGCGCGCCGCCGCCGTCACCGATCGCCATATCAACGATGGACAGCGCCTCGCCGGAGACGATGGCGGCGGCGACGGCGGCGCGGCCGGCGGCGGTAAGACGGGCGAAGTATGCCATGCGTTGCGGCCTCGATCAGTCGGCAGGGTGAGCGGAGATGCGCGCCAGGACGCGAAGGCGAGATGACCCGGCGACCGTGACCGGCCCTGACGTTTCCAGCGCCAGGACGAGGCCATAGGCCCGGCTGAAGGTCTTTGCGCGGTCGATAGCCTGGCGCATCTGGCGCAAGAGATTTGCCGTGACCGTCGGGGCCTCAGGCGTCACGCGAACGCGCACCGTGAAAGTTCCAGGGACGCCAGTCGGTACGGTTTCGAACCATTCGACGATGCTGGTCTCAAGGTTGAGCGGCGCGAGCGAAAGCGCGATGGCCGCGCGCGGACCCTTGCGGCGATGGAGCGTGATCGAGGAGGCCACGACGGATCGCTTAACGGCCTCTGGCCAGCCATCATCCCAAACGTCGACGGAGACCGCCCAGGCCAGCCACGGCAGGAACGTTAGGGGACAGGTTGCCGGGTTCCACAGATCGCGGAGCGGGGTCTCGACGTCGCCAAGCCGGGCCGTCGCCCCCTCAAGGGCGCGCTCCAGCGGCGAGGCGTTGTGGGGGAGGAGAGACTTCACGCCGCTAGACCTTCGACCTCGACGGAAACCGCCGGAGCGGCGCAATAGGCGGCGGCGTTTTCGGCGACCTCGAAGTCAGCCAGCGGCGAGGCCAGCTCGACCCGCTCGACGCCCGCGACGTGAAGGGCGGCCATGATCCCGCTGATCGGGATCGCGCGGCCGATCTTTCGGCGCGAAGACAGGAAATCGCTGAGGCGGCCCTGGGCGGTCGCGAGCACAACCGACGCGTCCGGACCCGGAAGGACGAAGAGCGTCGCCTCGATCTCGAAGGTTTCGACCTCAGCGCTCTCGACGGTCACCCGATCGCCAACCGGGCGCTTGGTGTCATCGCTTACCGCTTCGGCCACGGCGCTCAGCAGCTCGGGAGAGGCCGCGCCGTCGCCCTCACGCGAAAGGACGGCGATCGTCACTTCGGCCGGCGCTGGGCTGAAGACCTTGACGTCCAGAACCTCAGGATCGGCGGCGCGCGCGTGGAACTCATAGGCTCCGATCGGACCAGCGACGCTGTAGCCTTCCGGCGCCAGGGCGATTCGCGCCCGATAGGCTTCGATGTCCTCCAGGGTCGGCGCAACGCCTTCCTCAGGATCGCCCGGATCGATGACCAGGCGCTCGACGCCGAAGAGCGCGCCCAAGTTTACCAGATCGTTCCCGAGCGCCTTGGCGAGCATGACGGCGCGGGCGGCCTCATTGACGCGTTGGCGAACCATGACCTCTCGATAGGCCGCGATCTCCAAGACCTTGAAGGCCGGATCGCTCTCGACGAGCGCGGAGAAGTCGGCCGGAAGGGCCGCGATCATCTCAGCAAGGATCGCCTCAAACGACAGCTCCTCGACGATGTCGGGCGCGGGGAGGGCGGAAAGATCGACGGTAGCAGCCATGGCCGATGATGGTTCGCACCGCCGCGCGCACGCGAGCGCGGGCTGTTGTCACTAGGCCGGATGACAACAGCGCGGGCCGCTGGCGACCTGGGCGGGCCTTGGCAAGGCTACCGCCCCCAGGCGCGCAAAATGCCAAAAACTCCCCCGTGAAAGCACGGGGGAGCCCTGTCAAAGCGTCGATCTACAGGAAGCTTAGTAGTTTCGAACGATGTCGTTGCAATCGTCGCAGAAAAGGTCGTGGTCGGCGCGCTTTTCTTCGCCGCACACGTCACAGGTCTCGTGGACACGATGCTTCGTAGCCAAGTCCCACAAATGGACAAGCCAAGCCTTAAAGCCTGCAAACATGATCGCCCCCTATGCGTGTCACATAGAGATAACATGACAGCGGGGCGGACCATAGCAAGAACTCCACTTGAGTTATTGGAACTCGAATGCGTCGATAACGACGGCAGCGCGAATGTGGCCCGCCGTATTGAGGTGCAGGCCGTCCGAGACGAGCGCGCCCAGCTTCACGGCCGCACCGCTTACGCCGGTCGAAGCGTTGACAGCCAAAACCACCGTCGTGCTGTTGGTCACGGATTTGATCGTCGTCGTCAGTGCAGCGCCAGCCGCGCCGGCCCCCGGAACGAAGACGCCAACCCCAACATCCGCCGAAGTGAAATTGGCCGTCGCCGATGTCAGGTTTGCGGTGCCGCCCGAAATCGCGCCATCCGAGAAAGTGCGCGCACTTGCTGAGACAGCGTAGAGGCCGCCGTTCCGGGTGTTTTCGACTGCGTCCGCAACCTCGACATGGCCAGTCAGGGGGTGGCCGGCTTGACCAGCCAACAGAGCGCCAGGCGTTCCAACCGCCACGGCCACGCCACCCAAGATCGGAGCGCCCCCGCGAAGCCAGTCATTCCAGTTGAAGTGAAGGCGTTGGGGCTAGCTATTGGCCCAAGACCAGATCGCGTTAGCCAAACGCGCCGACAGCATATCGTA